CAATGATTGACCCGATACCTATCAAGTCCATTACTTTAGCCCTTTCAGAGTGCGATTTAACCAGCCTAACAAGAACTTGGACTGGGTACGGTTTTTGTTGCAGATGTCAGCGTAGCGCGTGATCTTCGCCAGCGCGTAAGATTTTCTAAACGACTCGGATTCAACATTGTTAAACTTTTGCAGCGTAACAGGGCCAACCGCACCGTCTGGCGTAGCGCCCACGATCAACTGCGCGAGCTTGACCGCAACTGACAAGCCGGTGTTTACACCGAAGTTGAAAACCGATTCCGCAACAGTTTGGTTTGTAATCTCATCCCCTCGTAAACGATCCCAAAACTCAGTCTTATAAAATCCCCGTACCATCCCAGTAAGAACAGTGCCTTGCTGATTGTGGTCGATAAGATGCCACCCACCCCACTGAGGATTTTTGTTTCGTGCGATTCCAGCATAGGTCATCCCTCCGGTATCACCGGGAATAGTGTGAAGAACGTAACCGCCTTCGTCGGTGATCATTTTTTCAAAAGCAGCGTTGAAGTCAGCCATTAGAATTCGCTCACATCAATAAGTTGACCACGGAAGTCAATGATACCTTCAGCGTGTTTGCTGACCAACTCAGGCCAGAGCGGCTTGCTGTCCTTCATGGTTATGACGGCAAAGCCGCTGCGCCAGTTGACCGGACCGTCTTCAAGATAGTCGATGAACTGTGGGCCATCAATCTCAGCCAATGTTCCGGTATCGACCCCCCACCTCGTGCCCCGAAAATCTCCGAAGGGCGTACATTTAAGACTGTGCAGATGCCCAGTGATAGTTGTGACTCCAGAATTAACCGTGTTGTTATGGGTAGCGTGAATGCCTCCCTTGTAGCGGTGTTTGACCACTACGTTATCTGACAGCCAACAACTCCAGCACGGATGCCATTTGGGAAAATGATCCTTGAGCGCCGTGCCGCCGACGCCTTCAAATTGTGGTGCAGCCTCGGACAAGCGCGTTTCAAACCGGCTATCGTGATTACCTAGCGGCCAGATTAGTTGCGTGTGATGGCGCGCCTTCTCGCAAGCGTCTTCGATCTCCTTGAGCGCCTCCTGACACGCTTTCAATTCTTGCTGGACGTTTGGGACCGCGCTCCAATTTATTCTGGCGTGTCTGCTGATTGAACTTCCGTCAAAAATATCGCCGTTGGCAATCACAACGTGCGGTTTAAGTTCGTTTATTGCCCATAGCAAGCCCTTGAAAGCAGTTGTGCGGATGCCAGGCCAAAAGTGCGCGTCAGAGAAAATGATGGCGATGCCGTCAGTAAGACCAGCTTCGTGTCTGGCTTTCTGAATGTGGACTGGTTTGCCAACCGACAGGTTGACGTTTAGTTTGGTTTCTAGATAGCGCCGACGAGTATGAACGCGACGTTCAGAAAGGCCAGTCGCTTTGGATACTTTAAGTGGTGACTTATGCTCTTCCCATAACCGCAAAAATTCTTCGTCTGTGATTTTTGGTGACATTATTCTTCATCCTTTTAGGAGAAGCATCCCAAATACCACAGTTTTGTTGCGGTTAGGTGACCCCCCGAGGTCGTCGGGGGGCCTAACTATTAGTCGTCGGTCTGTTCGTCAACCTCTTCGGCCTCAACTTCTTCGGCTTCCACTTCGTCATCAGCGTGGGCTTGGAAGAGTGCTTCGGAGGTTGAAGAGAACAACGAAGACAAGGTGAACTCGTTGATGTTTGCTGCTTTAGCAACAAGGAACGCCACCGAGAACAGAGCGTTCAGGGCATCAACTGGCTCAGAGTCATTGATCGCGTCAAGAATGTCGTCTTTCATGTCAGGCTCCAGAAAAAGGAGTCTCAAGTTTACAAACTGACCGTGACCGTTTAGTGACCTCTGGTCAGTATGGTCAACAACAGAAAAATAATTGCCCCGCACCCAGTGACTAGGATCTGCTCTAGACGTTTGATCCGGGCGTGGATGCCTTTGGTTTCCTTTTCGATGCCTTCGTACCTTACGGCGCAGACATCAACGTGGGCGTTAATTTTGTGATCAACTTCAGATAATGTAACCATCATGGGGTCCTGCGTTTTTGTCCAAGTAAAGCATTTTGAGTCATTTTAGCTTCAAGTTCTTGCGCTCGTTTCAGTTCGTTTCTGCCGCCAAGAAATTCTTGAGCTTTTGTTCCCATAAAACGACCTGCCGTAGCAGCGCCTGGGATTGGTATGAGCGCACCAGCTTCTTGACCAACCGTAGGCAACGAGCCAACAATCCCACTTAAACGCTGCTTTTGAAGCGCAGCGCCCTCATACGCATGAGACCCTGGCATCAAGTAGCCGCCGTAGTTGAGAACGTGAAATGCTCGTTGCTCGTCAGGATCAAAAGCGTGTCTAATCTTTTGATCTCTGGCGTTCATCGTTTTGTTTGCGTCTTCAGCGTTCCAAACGCCAGCCCTTTTTGACCCAGACTCGTAGATTTCTCTTGCAATGTTGCCTTTGATCTCCGCTTTAGCTGCGGCGGCTGCTTGTTGGAGTTCTGGGCTTACAACAAAATCTGGCGATTTTGGAATTCTCCCGTTAGCAACTGAGTCAACCAGATCGTAAATGTGCCGCCATTGATCAAACGGCATACTGTTCATTCTCTGCGGGATTCTTTCAAAATCCACGCCTGTCTGCACCCCGTTCGGATCAACAGAACCAAACAGATCTTTGATGCCCTTTGACTCAAAAAGAGTTTTTTGAACGCGGTGCAGATTATCTGCTTTTTTCAATAGCTCAATGCCGCCGGCAGCGCCGATGTCTTTCTCAATTGCCTCGTTGATTCTTTTGATAACTCCAGCGTTGTCTGGCGTCCAATCTTTGTTCAACGATTTTTGAACAGCAACCCAAGCGTCAACTGTATTTGGCGCGTGGGTAACGCCAGATTCATCTCTGAAGCCAGTTGTTCTTGCCAAGTTGATTAGCTTCTCTGCACTTGAAGCAACGCCTTCGTTTCCTTTCAACCCAAGGCCAGCCCTAAACTGCTGGTCTTTAAGAAGGTCCGAAACGTGGCTAGATTCAATTGGGTTTGCCCCAACTTTTGATTTGACTTCGTTGTACAGATTGCGTTTTTCCAAGTTGAACGCGCCAGTCAAACCTTGGTATGGATCTTCAATTGGATTTGTCGGAAACAAGGCGCTGTTAATCCTTTCGCCACGCTCGTACGGGTTCATCAAAGTAGGGCTGGCCCCACTATTTTGAACACGTTGTTGGGCGTAGCGACTAAGAGCAGTTTGCTCATCAGCCAACTGACGTTTGAGCAACTCACCGCTTGGCGTTGGTTGCGGCATCTTGGCTTCTGTGTACTCTGTTCGCAGCGTGTTCTCGTTACCAGTCAAAACGCCAGGGCGAATACGGTTAACATCACCAAGAATTTCTGCGGCAATCGTTGCCCTAGTTTCTTGTTCTGGGACCGCAACATCTGCTGACGTTTTTGATTGTTTGACCGAAGGGAAATTGCCTCTAGAAGTTTCTTCCCCGGTGATACCAGAAAACGGATTGTTTTTGGCTCGTTGAGCACCAACGCTTGCAGCAGGAACGGCAGGAGAAATTGGAAGCGCAGCAGGAAACGTAGATGGTTGGATTGTTTGCGTTTCTGGCGTCCGTACCAAAGCGTTTTGTACTGTTTGGGCTACACGTTGCGCCGTTGGAACAGCGCGAGCGGCAAGCGCGTTAAATCCTTGTGCAACTTGTCCGGCTTGACCAACAGCAGGTACAAACGCTGGGAGACCAGAAGTAAGTTGACCTAAAGAACGAAGATATTCCTGACCGCTTTCGGTGCGCGGAACATATGTCCCCGCTTCCATTACTCTTTCCGTTGCTTTGACGTTTGGGCCTTGACCTAACCTGCCGCCCAAAATGCCAGCAATTGCCCCAACAGGCATTGCAACCGCACCTGTTATCGTAGACAACGCCGCTTCCGGGATGCCAAGCAACCGATCTGCCATAGATGGTTCTTGGGCAAGTGCTGGCTGTTCTATAGCGCCAGGAATGTCTGCTGGCGTTGCTTTGGGCTTGACAAACTGAGCAAAAGGATTAGGTTGCTTGACAAATTGGGCAAACGGATTTTCAGCCATTTAATTCCCCAGAACTCTTTTAGCTGACCCAGGGCCAAATTGAGCGTCAAATTGTTCTCTTGTGCCGCGACCTTGCCTCAAAAAATCTATAGCGGCTTGAGGTATGTTTGATGTGGCTCCTGTCAAAACAGGGGAAGCAGCATAATCAACAATTACATCTTCCGGGTTTAACTTGGCACGTTTTGCCATGTTGGTGTATTGATCTTTGATGCGGTCCGCACCTGCTTTTTGAGCTTTGTAAAGATTGTTTGCTTCAGTGATAAAATCTCTTCTTAAATCTGTGCTAAGACGCTGACCAGTCATCACTTTGTTAACAGCGGTTTGAACTCGCTCACCAAACGATCCAGACGCAGCAGCAGCAGCAAACTCGCTTTCACGAACAACAGAAGTTGGGTCAAGAAGTTTGACGTAATTGTAAAGCAACGACATATCACCAGCGCCAGTTGGTGCTGTTGTAGTGATCTTGGTGTGGGCGTCTTGTACCGCCCTAAAATCTTTAGTCAGAGCATTGAATTCATCTCGTAATTCACCCGCCTTGATTTGTTCAGGCTTTTCTGATGGCGGCAAAAATCTTGTTGGATTTTTAAGTATTTCTTCTCGCGTTGCGTAGATATTTTTTCCAAGAGTTGTGTCAAAAGTTGCGACGGGGGCCAAAGGTTGCGCTGGTGTCCGCATAGCCGCTGATCTTGCAACAACAAAATCTTGATACGAGCCTTTGAACCCGCCGCCCTCTTGGGTTTTCGCAAAGTTGTATTCTTGCACCAATGATGGTTGGTCCTGTGCTTTTTCCGGCAGCGTAAACGGCTCTTGCCCAGGAAACGCAACAGTTTGGCCGCGACTAAAGATCTGAGGTTTACGCAGTTCAGCAATCTGCCGCGACAGTTCCGCAACCATAGGTGTAATTTGCGGGTTTTCTGCCGCAAGCATACTTAGACCGTCTCGCTGGCGCTCAAGTTGTCTAAGTTGAGCCATTGTGTTTTCGCCAAAATTGGTCGGCAAGCCAAGCGCGTTTGTAGTCGCTGGTGCTGGCGCTTGCTCCGGCAAGATGGGGCGCATTTTAATGCCCGCATTACCACCGCTCAAATTTTCCACCGACATTACCGGCCCTTGAATCGGCGCGGTAGTGGCTACAGGCGCGGGTTGAGCGGGCGCTGGCTGGCCGCCGCCCATAGCGGCTAAAAAGTTTTTCTGGAACTTCTGTTTTTCTCTAAGTTTATATCCGACATCCATAACATTAGGGATGCCAGTAGCAATCATTGCGTCCGCAGCAACGTCAAGATCAGGTGACTGACCTTGTGAAACAAGTACCTTTCGCATTTCGTCTAACGCAAGATTATCGCGTTTCAGTTGCGCTAACTGCTGCTCATTCACCTCACGCGATACGCGGCCAGATTTGATTTGCTCAATTGAAGCTAAGTCCTGCAAAGGATCAGGCAGGTTTAACTTAGGCGGCTGATAGAAATTAACGATTGACGGGTCAAGAGGACGAAGCGCCATGATTACCGCCCCCTAAACGCATTAGTTCTAGCATTGTACATATACAAATTACCGGCAGTATTGAGAGCGCCGGACAGCGCGTTGGCCGATCCAAGATAACCAGACGCGCGGGCGGTTCCAATGTCTTGCAGATTTTGGCCGGTTTGCGCCCCAAAATTTTGCGCCGCGTTAGATGAAGCGGCAGTTGCCGTCATGCCTGGGCCGCTGGCGTAACCCAGCAGTGGGTTCAGTTGATTAGCGCGGTTGGTGTTATAGCGCTCATACGCTCTTTGGTATTCGTCAGAAGCCAAACCTTGGTTAAATCGTTGCGCCCCTTTGAGCGTAGCGCCGGACAACAACCCGCCGCGCGAGGCCGCAGTACGGTCTAGTGCTTTCATGCCTTCCGACAGTCGAAAAGCGTAGCCAGGGTCTGCCTCAAAATCAGACGCGCCAAAATCACGGGCGTATTTACCAAAGTCAGGCGAATTTGGGTTGGTGACAAATTCAGAACCAGCAGCACCGCCGGTCCCCATCGCCATTCTGGCGGTATCGCCAACTGAACCAAATGGACCGCCGCCGCTACTACTTGTAGGCGTTGGCGATCTAATCCCCAACAACTCCATCAAACGGTTATTAGACGCAACGCCAGCTAACCTAAACGGTTCGTTTAGCTGAACTTGCTTCTCATACATCCGCTCTTGGGCATCTTGCGCGGCTTGAGTCGCGTCAGCTTGAATATTTCCAGCCCTTCTAGCCGCATTAGACGATACAACGCCGCCGACTATAGAACCGCCAATAACCGCAGTTGTTACCCAAGTCATGATTTTTCCCCTTCCAACAATTTTTCAGTTGAACTAATCAACCCCATCTCTTCATAGGTAGGGGAGATCACTTCTTGTTCAATTTGATCAAGATCTGATTCGTTGTCAAACTCAGTCAGATGGACTGTAGTCCAGACGGTATCTTCTACAGCGTACACGGCTCGCTTTAGACCAACTTCAGAAATAAACGTACACGGCGCTTCAAGATACTTTTCACCAAACTCTGTGACAACTTTAACCTTACCTTTGGTAATAAAGTTTAAGTGCTGATGTCTGTGAATCTTACCAATGACAACGCTGCCCTTGGGCAGAAAAATTTCTCTGGCGTAAGTGCAGCACCCGTACTTCTCGTCTTTAGGTGTAAAGTAGTGTTTAAGCGTACATTGCTCTGCCGCCGACTCAACTTGACCGGCGTCAATTAGTTCTTGCAAACCGTTCTGGACAACCAAAATGTCTTGCCGAAATTTTACTTTGGCGGGGTCATTTTGAACTGCTAAGTCCATTATGTGATCTCCCGTCCGTTAGCCCGGATATTGATCGCTGATGCCGTCCCCGCGATGGTGCTGATAAAACCGCTAGGGCCAAGCGCAGCGCCAGTAATCTCAGGAAAGGTATACGTCTCTGACGGTTGTAGCGTCTTGGTCTTGACAATCAAGTTCTGATTGCCCGCTGAGTCTGCTGCCGTTACCAAGTGGACGCTAATCGTTGCCGCTGCGGCGCTGAAGTTAGTCGCGGTGAACTTATCCACAAGCGCGGTTACACCGTTGGCGGTGTACTGGGTGGTCTGACTTGGTTCAGCCAGCTTTGCCGGAATCAAGACTTTTACGGTTACAGTCATGGTTGCGCTGCCTTGTAAGCCAAAACCAGCGCGTCGTAGTCGCCGCCGACTTGAGCCTTGAGAACGTCCCTAATCCTGATTGACTTGCTTTGCTCTGCTTTTTCAGTCCTCACCAACGACCGCAGACGGTCACGGTACTGATAATCGCTGATTGTTTGAACGTCGTCATCCGACAACGAGTGCGGCAGATCCTCGACTTTCACGCCCTTGAACGCTACCCAATCCTGCGGCCAATCATCCGATGGAAGTGCGAGTAGCATAGCAGAATAGTTGTCAATGTTCACCTGATACGCATAGATTTCCATCTCGCGGTGGTAGGCGTTCATAACTGCCGAGGCTAGTTTTTCGTTGTCAGTAATCATCTTGATTTGTCAGAAAAAGCTACAGAATTTGAGGAGGCCAGAGCAGTTCCGGGGTTAGCATACGCTGACCCAAACCCTCCGGCAGATGTCCACGGGTACGCTCTAGTATAAGGCGGCGTCGAAGGTATCGCCGCAGCGATTTCCGTCCCCGTACTAGACCAGTCCACAGATTGTACAACTTGCAGTATTGACGGGCTTGAGTACAAAGAACCAAAGCCAGAAGACCATTGGTACACTTTTAATGTGTTAGGCGTAGAGTTATTTGCAACTGCAAGCTCGGCCCCCGTAGGTGAAAACCTAACCCCAAACGCTGGCCCACCAACAAAACTTGCAGGGTTGGCATATCGGGTCCCAAAGCCCGACGATGTTACGGGATACGCGGCAATGAACGGAGTCGCGGTGCTGCCAATCGCAACGTCATTCGTTACTGGGTTGAACGATATGCTTTCTAGGTTGTTACCAAACGGGGGCAGCGACGCTGGATTTGCGTACTTAGTGCCAAACCCCGTTACCGATGACCACGGGAACAACGAAATGACTGGGGTTGCGCCTTGGCTAAACGCAACCTGAGTGCTGTCGCCGTTTAGCGTAACGCCAGTTGAGAAGCCAGCAGAATTTAACGCTGGCCCGTTGGAATACTTAGACCCAAACCCGCTTGCTTGACTCCAAGCCCACGCTTGCGGAAAAGACGGGTTTAGCGCGTTTGACGTTAGGATTGCGTCAACATTTTTGGTCCAGGTAAACCCTGCCGGACCAAACGCAGATGGGCTTAGAGGGCTACCGGCGTTAGCGTACTGCGTCCCAAAACCAGAACCAGACCACGCCCAAACAAGGAAAAACGGCGACGTAGTACAGGACGCCGAGATGTTTGAGTTGTCTGTGACAAAAGAAATTTGGTTGACCGGATTGGAAACCGTTGGGGCCGTGAAAATTGACCCAAACCCAGTTGTTGAATTCCAGTTGTAGACCGAGATTCTTTGTCCCGCCGTAGGACCACCATACGCAATATAGATTGATGGGACAACGGGAGGAGGAGGGCCACCAAAAGTGAACATCCCCAGAAAGCCACTCATGACACACCTAGACCGAAGACGTACCAAGTATCAGTTGCGACCTTGATCATTGTAGCGACGCCGTTAGACGCGACTGATCTGTTGCCGGTAGATGTGGAGTTGGCGAGCTTGAGCGTGACGCCCGCCCCTGCTTGGATGACTATTGCCGTGGCGTTGCTCACCACGCTAATGACCGTGCCGATGTCAAACGCTACGCTGCTATTAGGCGGTACGGTGACGTTGCTAGTGATGTAGAGGTGCTTGGCTGAATCTGACAAGACCAGCGTGCCGCTGGCGTTGTCCGACTGCGGCATGGTCCGAAAACCAAACCCGTACAGATTACCGGCGCTGTCTTTGACGGTTGACGCGCTGTTAAGACCCGTAATGGTCTTGTTAGTCAGCGTTTGCGTACCCGTAAGCGTGACAACCGTGTTGTCAATGCTGATTGTGCCGGTCGTAACAATTGGACCGCCGGTCAAACCCGTGCCGGTGTTGACCTGGGTGACGCCGCTATCAAACGCTGGCTGACCTACGGGGCCGAGTTCCAACGTGTTGACCATGCTGTAAAGCTCGCTGACTTGCGAGCTAATAGGGTCATAATTAAAGTCTTCAATTGCGGTTGCGTTTGCGCCAGATCCGGTCAACGTAAACAGGTTCAGAAAGAACCGATACCATTCACGCGACATCAACCCCGTACGCGGGTCAATAAAGTCAACCCGAGGCGCGGGGATCTGGGTGATGTTATTGATGACTGGCATTAGGCACTCGTCCCGCTCAAGTGCAGTTCAGCCCCCATAATGGCAATCTTGACTGGATCTGTACCAGACAACTCATATACTCGATCACGCAGTTTAAGAGTCATACCAAGGCGACGCCAGAACACGCGGTGTTGGTAAACGCCAATCTTGCCCAACGGTGACCAATGCTCGTTAGACCAAGTATGCCCACCATTGTCAGACCAACGCAGCATGACTTGCGGGTCAGATCCAATTGTCGGCTCGCCTTCAGCAACGCTGACTAGATAGTCACCGCTTTCGGTTGTGATGAACAAACCGGATTCAGTAAGTAGGAAAGTTGGGTCTGTACCGGCGCTGTTGTTGATACCAACGCCAGACTCGCAATCCAATTGTAGGCTATGGTGTGCTGTACGGTTTAGGTTATTCTGCCCCGTAGGCAACGCCCGCCAAGAGCGCAGCCACTTTTGAGGGCCACCGTTGTCAGCGTAAACGTCTAGGTCAAACGCATACAAGTTGCCGTTCTCAAAGTCGCCAACAATGATTTCGCTGTTAAACGCCATCTGGCAGTTGCTGCGATGCCGCAAGAACAGACCGTTAGAGAACGCCGCCCGCTCATGCCACGCCTGTGTGGATACGTCGTACACCCAAGTGGCGTTGCCCGATGGGAACGTCAGAACATAGAAGGCGTGGCCTTCTTGCTGGTATGTGTAGCCAATCGCGTCGCTGATATTGCCATACTGAGCGATGGCGTATTCAATTGCGTGGGTACTGATTCGCTGGCCGGTGTAGCCGTTGGCGCGGTAGACAATGCCCTGCCCGCGAGCGTCAGCGCCCAACCAGAACAAACCGTTGTCTAGCTTGGCTACTGAGTATGTTGCCGCGCAACCAATCTCGTTATACGCGCCTTGGATGCGTTGCAACGGAAAGTCTGGGTTGCCCGCGTCATACCAAACTTCGACCGAGTTGGTTCCAAACAGCCAAACCTCGCG